TCATCAGTACCTTTTGATGCATAAAAAGTTTTTGCTGTACTTAAAAATGTTTCAACTGATACATTAGGATTAAATGGTCTATTTTCAAATCCAGGTAAAAACTGATTCTTGAATTTTTTGAAAAATTCTCTTAGAAATACAAAACTAAGATTTAATACTACAGATCCATTTTGGTGCTCTGATGCTTCAGTAGTTTTAAATGTTAAGAACTCAGGATTATCACTAGATTCTATATTTGTGATTCCACTAAAACCACGAGCACATCCAGTGAAAGTGGTTGCAGTCTTTCCTGTATATGTAATAATTTCATTACCAATTCTTAATAGACCGTATTTGTCTGGAAATCCAGTTGTCGATGTTACAGTGATAGTATCATCAAATGTAAGAACTGGTTGCTGTAACCTTACTACTATATTCGATAAATTTATATCAGAATATTTTGAAATATTTTTATAATCTGGAATATTTTCTGAAAGATTTATATTTCCGTATTCAGTTTCTTGTGATATGTAATACTGCTTTAAAAACTCAACAAAAAGTGGATTTTCCTCACCAACAAATGCTGGAAATTGGTTGTGGAGAATATTTGAAACTGATACTTTCTTATCTGACATTTCTTATCTTGTGTATGTTTTTCCGTTGACAAAACTTGATGGTGGAATGTAATTTCCTCCAGATGAATTTGATCCAGAAGAGATTATATCTTGTACTAAAGACAAATTGCTATTTGCTGTAGTATCTAGTACAATATAAAGATTCTCTTTTGCTACTATATCATTTGATTCTGGTATTACTTCAATCTCTATTCTATTTAATAGAGAGGTAGATTCGATCACTAGAGGATTTATAATAATTTCTCCCCTATCATAATCAACTCTACCTGCATTGTTATTAATTATATTAATTACACCATCAGAGAAGGTGAAAAATCTTATAATTCCATATCTTGGATTGCTTGGATTTGGTAAATCAGAAAGATAAACATTACCATCAACACCTTCTATCTTAAATGCAGAAGATCTTACATTAAAACCTTCAAGATCTGCATGGAATCTATTTGCATAGCAGAGTTCATAGTTGGCAAGTCTGCCATATGCAGGAACCATGTTCCTTCTCATTTTTATTTTTGTAATGTTTGATGTAATTGCATTATCAACCTTATCAATTAATGATACAAATTTACTATATTTGAATCTACCACCAAAAGAGTTTATATCTGAAGACTTCGAATATGTTTCAATTGATGCTATAATTCTTGAGTATAGATCTTGTGTATTTTGAGTAAGAGTTGGATCATATGAAGCAGTTGAATCAAATTCAACATAAAGGAACTTAGTATCTACAAATTCTTGCCTTATCCCTGCTACTGTATATTTTTTGAGATCACTTCTGATGGAATCTTTTGTAGTAATAGAGATATTTTCTCCATTTTTTGGTTTTATTGCTATGAAAACTTTACCATATTGTGGTGGATCTAATTCTTCTCCACCATATGCGCTAATTGATTCGACATTTGGATATAAAAATGGAATCAAACTGATATAATCATTCGTCGTAACCGCTCTATACTGCGATGCGTAGACCCTTGGAGCAAGGTATTTGACCTTATCTATAGATTCTATGTCAGAACCATTTCTTGATGCGTCTAGAGTCGTTAAAAGAGAGACTCCAGAGGTAACTTGCTTGTCTACACCAGACTGAGTATAGGTTAAATTACCAGAAAAAGTGAAATTTGCACTACCATTCGCACTTTCACCATTAGTAACAATATATGTAACCTCAATAGTGCTTCCATTTGGTGGTTTTTTGCCAAAAATTCCGTCACCAAATAGAATTTGATACTTCTCGTCTTCGATTTCTTGAACTAAGAACAATCTTGTACTTGAAGTGATGTCAAAAATGTTAGTATGTTCTGTATATTCTTCAGAAAATGTTGAAGTTACCTTTACACGGATTGTAGATGTGTCAATATTTGCACTTGGTAGAATATATTTTGCATTTGGTTGTGAATCATCAACTACAAAAGTTTTTTTAATTAAACTTCCTTCATAAATTGGTATATTTGTAAAACTTGCAATGCCATTTGAATCTGGAGATACTGTAATATCTTCTGGAACTGAAAAAATATAGTTTCCAGACTCTACAGCACCTAAAGCGGCAACTCCTGCATTCAATTTTACAGATCTCGCAAGGATATTACTCGTATCTACTGTAAAACTTACTCTCGCTACTGATGCTTTCTTTGATCTTGGAACATAACCGATGTTTCTCGCTAAAGAAACAACATTTTCCCTGAGTGTAGCACTGTCAATGAATGCCTCATTGACCGCCATGTTTGTATTGTATGATGTAATATATGAATTATACGCAAGAGTATCGATGAGAACCGAAAAATTCGATCCTTCAAAGTCAAAATCAGTAAAATTTGAATTTGCTCTCAGATAATCTTTAATCTGAGTACGCAAATCATTGAAATCTAAGTTGGTAAACTGATTGAATGACATTATACTCTACTTGGTTGTAAAACAAATTCTATATTTTGCTGAGGAACTGGTAAACCAACAATTTGATATGTTAGTTTGATGTATAACTCACCAGCATCTTCTTCCGAATCTAGAATAACAGATAATAAATTGACTCTTGGTTCGTAGTTTTGGATCAAGGTTCTGATTTCTTTCTCCAAAAATGTCAAAGTTTCATCCGAAAACAATTCAAAAAGGGAATTCTCAATAGAACTCCCCAAGAGTGGATTAAAAAATCTTTCATATAATCTAGTTTTACACAAATTTATGACTGATTTTTTAATCGCATCTTCATTTTTAATGACTGTAATGTCATTTGTAATTGGATGTCTCGTAAAAGACAAACTAATGTCTTTAAAAGCACGAGAAATTTTAACCGCCATTCAAGTTTTGCACTTTACATATATCTATAATGGTTTTCACTGGGTTTTTCCAAAGGATGGTTCTGTCCCATAGTACCAATCATCGTAATCTTCGTCGTTTCTGATCTTCTCATGTAGATCAGTTTGCTTTCTAAAATCATGCTTTGGTGCAGAATCGTGCATGACTTCTTGAATGACTCTTTTTGTGGGATTATACTCATAATCTGTGACCAATTTATCAGTTCCCCACATCTGATACATGTAATCTTTGTTTCGGTCTGACTTCATTTTTAACTCCTGATTGAAAATCAGAACTTTTTACGGGGTTTCTATCCCGTCACTTAATATAAAAACCTTTTCGAAGATAATCTATGTCCTCAATATATCTATAACCATCCATAATTTGAATATTTTCATCTTTCCACACTGGTATTGCCTCTGTATTTCCATATCTAAAGTCTGGATTTTGGCGAAAATGCACTTCAATGATCTTATTTCCAATAAATTCACAGTTGATCCAATCATAATCTCCTACTAATTCATTAAAAATTTCTGGAAATTTCACATTTATGTCAATTTTAGTCCATTTTTTCCATTTATAATAAGGTTCATTAATCTCTTTCTCACCCAAAACGACCAATTTTGATTCTTTTTTATAAAAATCTACACTAATATGATGTCCATTGAAGATTTCGCACCAAAATTCTGATGGGTGGTAGTAATCTGTGCTCTTATATATGAATTCCTTTCTCGCATGACGCCCCATACCAAGTAAATTCATTGATGGACGCATAATATAAAAGTCGGGTTTGGGCACTGAGGTTCCAACAGGACCACAAGTATAACCCAAAACCCGACTTAAATGTAATTTATTGTATATCCATAGATCCCTAGGGTGAATACAATTCCATTCATCGGTGGGATCTAAATGATACATTAATTACCTTGACCTCTATAACGCTTCTTCCTACCATTACGACTCGACGCAGAGAGTTTCGTATGTTGCGAACACCCTTGACGAGTTTTCTTTGGTTTGCTTTCAAGTTTAACTGGTTTGTTCGAGAGACTCTTTTTTACAGCCATTTTAATTTACTCCATGATTACGGTTTTTGAACGGTTTTTTTACGCGCCTCTTGAAATTATTCATAAAATCCCAAAAGAGCATCATAACATAAGAGGACATCAGATAATCCGAGTCTTTTCGTGACCCACACGAATCTTGGGATCACACCAAATCTCATAACCTTTCTCAATTGCATCCAGACAGAACGAGACATCCTCGCCACACATATCCTGAACTTCTCCTGATTCAAATTGTTGCATCTTTGGAGCGAACCAAGGATATTCGAGATTCTCAAATACACCATTCTTGATCAGTACCCAACCAAATCCAGTGTAGTCTACAGTGAAGGGCTTGCGACGCTTGCTCATGGTTTCAATGGTTTCATGATTCATCACACCACCATTGGTACGGAAATCATCTTCTTCTAACCAGTGAGCAACAGAAGTCGTGCGACCATCTTCAGTGCAATACCAACCTGCAGCAATTTCTTTATCCATTGCTACAAGACGATAGAACTTCTCAGTGTCAAACACAATATCGTTATCAATCCAGAGTTGATAATCATATTGTAGTTTACCATCCCATGGTTTCTGCTTAGGACCTCTGAGAACATTCGCACCAAGTACTTTGCATCGTGCAAAGTTTACCATGGAAGAATAATCTTGAGAGATCTGAATACTTGCACCGTTTTGTACAAGATCAAAGCAAAGTTGTACGAATGCCTTTAGAAAAGTATATGAACATCCTCGACCAGGAAGACAAAAAACAATTGACTTCCCTTTAATCATTTCCTTTGCTGCTGCCAAATCGAAATCATCATCTGATGTTTCTTTTTTTGGCGCTACGGTTTTTACTGTGAATCCTTTAGCCATAAAAATGAATAAGTAACAAATACATTATACCACCACAAATCAATTATTGCAATGGTCTTCACTGCTATTTATGGATACCCGAATATCGCCCTCGATGTCTTTCAGAGTCTTATTAGAACTTGTCATAGAAATATAATTTCTCATATCCTCAGTATGTTTTTTTACTTGATCTTCAGGGATATTTTTTAGGATTGTGATACCATTAAACGATATGTTATAGGTATTCATCTTCTAACCCTCTCAGAATGTCTTTGAGATCTTCTTTGATATTAGTATTTAATTCCAATAATTCATCATTCTCTAATCTATACTGAATCGTTTCGATAATCAGATCTATTTCGTACTCTTCTAGTTTCATATATACACCCAATTTCTTTTATATATCATTTCAGATTCTTAAAAACTTCGGCAAAATTTGCTTTTCCATGAATCAAAATCCCACCGATGATCATTAGGTCGATGAAGAATATAACTCCGAGTGTTATTGTGAGGGGTACAGTGTAATTTTTGGTGGGCGGAATTTTTTTGTCTGTGGGGGTTTCTGAAGTCATTTTTGGTGGCCGGTATTTTTATATGTGATGGGGTTTTATATCTCTCTCGCGTTTTGGGTTCGTTGTAGGTTAGGGTAGTTAGCGTTTTTTAAACGGCAAGGGGGCGACATAACAACACAAACAAACATAAAATAACTGCTATTTCTTTATACTGTCAATCGCAAATGCACGATTATTCTTTATACTCTTAAGATTCTCTTAAGTATTGACTACCACGAGAAAGTAAGACTGCAAGGTGCCATCGACCAGTACAGATATTGGCACAAGGTAACGTTGACATATTAAACATTCACGATAAGATAATACAGAAGAGAGAGAAAGTAGACGATAAAGATATAAAGAATAGAGAATTATTTTAATGGAAAAAGTATAAGGAAAAAAAGTGACTTTTTTGGAATTTGTATAATTTAGTCTCCCAAGTGTTATTATAACATAAGGGAGACTATTTCAGTGTGTTTGTATTGCTAACTCATGACGATGAAAGTGTATCAAATACCCATGCGATTAACTCCCCAAAGTCTACTCTTTCCCCATACAGTTGTTTATACTCTAGAATGAACTTCTCTGGGAGTCCATAGTCTGAAGCGTAGTCAAATGCCTCAAGATAAGATATCTGACCATTGCAATCTTCAACAGGGAAAGTAACAGGAATGCCGATGGACATGATGACGGAAAGAGTAAAGAACTGGTGTGAGAGTTTTATACACTTAAGACCACGCAGTTACTATCAACAACTGGTGATGACGAAGTGCATAACGAAGGGACGGAAGTAGGGGGGGTTCTTTATACTCCCCCCTGACAGTAGTTAGTTACATCACGCAACGATACTGTTGACTGTTTTTTTAGCGTTACCGTGTGCAGGGAAAGCAACAATAAAGGAGCGATCCGATTGTTGACATAAACCGCAGGTGGCACAGGTTACATTCTCATGAATTGTTGCAGGGCAAACTATAACCTTGCGACCGCTGCTAGTAGTAAAGAATCGGCGGGATTCTTCAGACTTAACAACAGCAACCGCAGGGATGTTGTGCTCTGTCATAACTTTATCTGCCACTTCTACATCCTCTGTAGATGCATTAACAGTGAAACCGTTAGAGTTAGCATTCTGCAGAACTTTAACATTATCAGCATTCAAAGGGTGATGAGTGTAAGTATAACCTTTGCGCCCTTTGTTTGCATCAACCAACTGTGCAACTTTATCAGCATCAATGTCACCAAGACCATTATGTGGCAGGTCTCCGGAGACATTATGACGCCACAATTGTCCCCGCTGAAGTTTACGAATTGCCTTTGTAAACTCTGCCCATACCATGCCCCGCTCGCCGTTGCTAGTCTTGCGCCAGTGGATCGCCTGGGGACCGCTGGCGGCGTAGCAACCTTTATCATAAAAGGGGCAACCCTGCCAGCAGGAAGACCGCTCAGAGGTGCTTGTGGGGATGGGTCCGGTCTTAGCGTTGCTGGAAACCTTTGTGAGGGAGACTTGCATCGGTTGAGGTCCGTTGCTGAACTTGAAACAACAATACGGCACCCACGCCACCCCGTCAACCCCAAACGGTATCAACCGCTACCGTTTCTGAGATTCGTTCGATAAGTGCTGCTGATCAATCGGATTCTGTTTTTGGTATCATCCGCTACCGTTCTTCCTTGTGCTCTGCCGCCTGATGCTGTAGGATACGGGCACAAGCGAAGGAGGGGTTGGGTCGCCCTGGCGAAGCAAACGGTCGAAACCCCACCTGCCATAAAATAATTGAATTATAAGAATAAAAAAGAGAGTTAGTATAACTAACTCTCTGAGAATTGGTGTGAGTTTTTATAGAATCATCCGATGATTGCGGCGATGATTCTATCACGCTTGCGAATGTGAGGTTTAGTTACAAACCACTCATTGCGGCGTTCTTTACCATTAGACATGATGATCTTGCTGGAGTTAAGAATACCTTCCTTCTCCATCTTGAGCATGATAGCGTGAACTGTGCCCTTGTGATTCTTGGGATTAAGTTGCATCGCCCGCACAACATCTGAGCAGGTCATTGCACCATTCTGAATGAGAATAGAGCGGACAGAGGTGCGAATCAGGAAATCGAAGTTCATGAGAGTGATTAACTCGATGCACATAGATTACACGAACAGATCGCCAAAACAAGCATCTTGTGCCACTAAGATTTCTGGCACACTGCACAAGAACGAAGCGATTCCCTGTGCTTATAATAAGAACGAATCGAAAGGAGGAACCTTGAGAGTCCACACTACAATCTGATGAGGTGGGATGTATCACCGTAGACGAAAAAGATCGAAACTCACCCTGTCTAATAATAATTAAAATTATAAAAACTAAAAAAAGAAAGTATAATTATGACAAGTTGTGAATAAACTTTGTTACGATGTGCCGTCCTTTGATAGTATCAGAACCGAACTTGTTTTCTAATGTTGTGCATAAAGATTCGATAAGATCTGCATAACACTCTGGCACTCTTATGTGTTTTGTTTCGCCAGATTTGGGGAACTTTTTAGAAAAGGGCATGAGGTTTTTGTGAAAAATTGTGTGGGTCTCGGAGTTTTATGTTGACTTCTTATAGGTTGCACGCTAAGATCACAAGACCTCGGACCATTTCTATAAGTATTTGGATCAATTATAAGATCATTTACATAACGAATAAGATCATTTACATAACGAATAAGATCATTTACATAACGATTCGGAGAGAATATAAGATCAATAATAACGAATTAGATCATAATACGAGTTAAGAACGAAGCATAAGATTGATACGAATTAGTATCAAGAACGAATAATAATACGAATCACAATCAATACACTTCACTAACATATGTTTTTTAATACATTTTTAATATAACGAACTAAGAACGAATCATTTCTTTTTCTCTTCTTTATATGGTATTCTACCTGTGTCTTCATACATCAGAATG